GCCGTTGGCGTTTCGGTCTGGACGGTAGTCCACGTCACATTGTCGTCTGAACGCTCAAGGGCGATAGGCACAGCGGCGGCGGTCCAGTAGATGCCGACCGTGGTCACGAAGGTCTCTGTGGTGAAGGTAACTGTGCGCGTTGTTGACGTATCAACGTTGGTGCCGGTTACTTCTTGAAGCGTGCGCAGGTTGCTGTTCAGGACGTCGAGCGTGCCTGTATCGAGGATAAGGTCGCCAAGGCCGTTGTACAGGGGGTATATCTGCTTCTCAATGCACCAGAGCTGGATGCCACGATTGGAAAGATCCGAGAGCAGTAGGAAAAGCTGGTCATTTGCAATGTCGATGTGTTCGGCGCTGATCTGTTGCGCCGTCAGTTTACAGCGTCGAGCCGCGTTGTCGATGACGCGTCGCGTATCAAAAACTGTCTGCGATACTGTGTTCGAATATGCCATAATTTTTTGCTCGCTGGTTCAACGCAGCAGCGCGCAAGCTTTAGCACGCATTTCTGACCTGACACGCATACACCAAAGCAGTCTCGGCTACAATACCGAGACTGCCTTAGCTATTGTTAGCATTTACCCTTTGGCATTGCCATGAGGCCGCCGGTCTTACGGCCAACCATCGGCTTGCCGCTATAAGCGGGTACGCCCTTCTTCTTCATTACCTTGCCGCCCTTACCGTACCGATCCTTTTCGCCTTCCATGACAGCTCCGCGCGGGTCTGCCATCCGTGCGGCTTTACCGATCAACTCGCGGTCACGGTACAACGGCTTTATTTCTCCGGCCATCACTGATCCGCGTGGGTCTACGTTCCGTGCGGCCTTGCTCGCTATACCAGCAAGCACTTTTGATACAGCGGCCGATGCTGGGCCAACGGGCTTTGCCTTCTTGGGGCTCTGTCCGCCCGGTGCGATACCGAGATCAGCATCCGTTGCGCGGCGGCCAGAACTGTCGGTCGGGCGTGAGGATATGCCCTCGTCCATGTACTTCATGCGTGTGGTGTTTTTGAAACCGTCCATGTCACTTACCTTTCTTGCGGGCCGCAGCCATGTTATCAATTAAATTCGGGTAGGGTCGTCCAGCCGCCTTGGCGCGAGCCTTGGCAGATTTCTTGCGCTTGACTGACAAGTCTTTCGGCTCGCCAAGGTCTTTCGGGCGCTTCTTGTCCCAGACGGCTTTTACAGCAAAGCCGCCCTTCTTCATGGCCATAGGCTGACCCGGGTTGTAAAACCCATTGTTATACGGCTGTGGGGACGTACCAGTACCACCGCCCGCTGGGGGCTGGGCCATAGGCTGTTGTGGTTGACACGGATTATTAAAACCATTGTTATATGGCAAACCGCCACTAATTGGGGGCTGGGCCATAGGCTGACCGATTGGAGGCATGCCAGTACCGCCACCTGCAAAGCCGACAGGCTGCGGCCTTGAGGGATCAGTATTATATGGACCAAAAGCGCCCAGACCGTAAGGTCTCCGTCCGCCCATAGGCTCACCTATTGGCGGCAAGCCGATTGGAGCAGCGCCAAAACCCACAGAAGGTACACCCATAGGCACACCCATTGGGGGCATGCCAGTACCGCCGCTTGTATCTCGCGTTAGCCCCAACCGCCGAACTTTTTCTGCTTGGTCAGCAGCATCTTGGGTGTAGTAAGCCTGCATTTCGGGCGAGTACTGTTGCCCGGGCTGTCTCTGCCGATCCATAGGCTCACCTATTGGCGGCAAGCCGATGGCTCCCATATCAAAACCCATAGGAGGCACGCCCATAGGCGGCACTCCCATAGGAAGCATAGGCATAAGGGGCATTCCACCGATGGCTCCCATATCCGACTGCATCGGGCGCTTCGGCTGACCCGTAAATGGTTGGCTATTCTGCGCCAACCACTGGTTGTTAGCGTCAGCTATCTGCTGCGGCGTCATATTTCGCACATCTAGCCTCATGCTACTTACCTTTCTTCAAATTTGTAACAGCCATGTCAGCAGTCCCATTTACGGAGTGATAGTGCCTTGCGTGTCGGGCGACCCTTGTCGTCCTTCATTGGCCCCGGCATGCCGCCCATACGTGCGCAGAAGCTCTTGCGACGCGCGGCTGCCTTCGGTGATTTCTTCGCCTGCTTGGCGCTGACGGGTGGCTTGATGTCCTTGCCCTGAGCGCGCAACGATGCGCGGCCCTTGGCGTTGAGGCCGCCCGTTGGGCTCTGCCCCTCCTTGCGTGTCCACGCTCCGCCCTCGGCCATTGCAAGGCCGCCCTTCTTGAAGGGCACGCGCAAGTTGGCGTTGACACTGCGTTGCTGTGGATCGTAGCCTACGCCCGCCGAGAATTTTGGATTGCTGTACTGCGCCAGAAGCTGTTGAAGCGCGACGCCTTTGGGATTGATGCGCATTTGGGCACCAAAGTCAAACTGGCCATTTGGTGCAGGCACCTGAGCGCCGATTTGCATGCCGTTCGACGTTAAGTTTGCGTTGGCGCGAGGCCGCCGCCCTTGTTGCATTGGCTGCAGCAAGACCGGCCGCCCGCGCCTGTTTACGACCAACGCGTCGTCTGTCGGTTTCTTGACCGTAAACCGCCGGAGGTCGAACGCGTCGTCCACCATCAATCCGCGTAGGACTTAACCATCTCAAGGACGATGGTGTATGTGTCGCCCGCACTTGCGTCGCGGGTCGTGAACATAATGTCACCGGTCTTGCCTGTGCCTGCGTTGTTCCAAAAACCGCCGAATTGCGTCAGGTCCATTGAGTACATGGTGTTTTGGGGGATCGTTGCAATCAAGACGTCTGTCGTTGCATCCCAAAGCATATCTACTTCCAAGCCGTGGGTAAACGCGTGTATCTTGACAATGGTGACACCATCGCAAGCCTTGCCGAAAGAACTTGCGTTTAGGGTTGAGACGTCAACCTTAAGCACGGCGGCCTCGCCTGTACCATCGGAGATGTCCGTAAATTTCATAATGGCCATGCGTTCGCCATCAAATAGTTTCTGTGTTGCTACTGCATCTGCCATCTGTGTATTCCTTGAAAAACTAGGGGCTGCCTTTCGACTGAAGACTTCCAATCCAGCCAGCAGCCCCTAGCCTATATCACCGTTCTTTGGCGACGTAAACGTAATCTACAGTCATGGTCTTGGCAACTGCCTCACCGTTCTGCAAAGCGAAGCTCACCGTGCAGGTTGTGTCAGGCAGGTACGTCGACGAAGCGTCGAGCGAACCAAGCACAGAACCGTTGACTTCGTACGCAACCTTTGACTGGCCATCATAGTAGAAACCAAGTTCAATGAACGTGTCATCGACCATGGTCGCCACAGCCGAAGCCGTTATCGAACCGGTTGAGGCATTCTTCCGGCAGATGAAGTCGACAGTTGCCGCACCATCAGCCTTGAGGAAGTAGATGCCGTCCGTCACGTCCAGCGGGGTTGCGTCAACGACCTGAAGGCCGAAGACGAGGTCCGACTGGGTGGCGTCCGAAACCTTGAAGCGGCAACGGAAGAACGTCTTTTTGCCCGCCGTGAAGGTGAAGGCAGCAGGGTTCTTTTGCAGTGCAACGAGGTCGTTGTCGGCAGCAGTGTTGGTGATGAGGAGCAGACCACCGTCACCAGCCGTCAGTGCCTGTGTGGCACTGGCGTCGGTTTCGGTGACAGTCCAGTCACCAGCGACATACGTGTCGAAGTCGTTGAAGTACGTGTGAAACAACGTCGGGTCAGGCTGAACCATGTCCGCAAACAGGTCAACTTCACTGACGTTGGTCAGGCCGTACGGAAAGCGTGTATTCGAAATGTTACCCATGGGTTCCTCCTAAATGGATGAGAAGGGGGACCGAAGCCCCCCAACCCAATTAGATACCAGCCGTACCAAATACGCCACGTGGATCGGTCCAACCGAAGTTGTAACGCTCAGTGGCCTTGTAGCGCATGCTGTCGGTTTCGAAATCACCTTCCATGCTCTTCTCAAGACCGCGACGCATTGCAAGCTTAAGGCCCTCAGGCGCATCAGTCTGGATCCACCATGCAGTGGTCGAGGTAATACGCGACAAGTTAGCCTGTCCGCCGTCCAACATTCCCATACTTTTCACAGGGTTAACATCATTGTTAGCCGTGCCAGCACGCAATGCAGACTTCAACAATACTTCCGCTTGGAAGACATTGCTTGGGCCGCTGACGAGCTTCTTAGGTGTCAAACGAATGCGCTTGCCGTTGTTGTCAACCGCGTTGCGGATCTGGATCAGCAACTGCTCAAGTGACGTCTGCGAAAGGTTCGCAGCAGTCGTGAGCTGGTTTGAGAACGTACCAGTTGCGATTGGGTGAGCCGTGTTGACCAGTGATACGCCGTCGCCGCCTACATACGCGCTGTTGAAGGCACGGTTGAGGATGTTGGCACCAAGGGTTTCCTTGGTTTCGATC